TGAGCCTCCTGCTCGTCCATTTGGAACACCTGGAGCATCGAGGGCTCGGCATACTTCGCGATGTTCAGGCCGGCCCTGGCAATAAGCAGATCCGGCGCATACTGAAGGAACTTGTTCTCGATATCTCCATGCAATCTCTCGTCCTTCCCGTAGTATCGGATGATCAACTCATATGTCTGGTCTGGAACCGGGAACACATGAAGCTGATCACCGATCAGGTCGTAATGGGTAGGCATTCCAGTGCCGCGCCTGTTCATCCCGATGTCGAAGCTCAGCTTCTGCAACAGTTTCACTGTCGTGGGCGACGGCTTCACCCACACAGATCCAGGCTCGTACTCCTGTAGGAACTGCGGATCTAGTCCTACCAACGACGTGGAGCCTTGTTCGGTCACGTCCCGAAGCCCTGTCGTCACCAGGAACCAAGGCTTCTTCACAGACCGCTCGTAGAGCTCCTGTGCGAATTGCAGCTCGGCAATAATCCTGTCCTCCTCTCCTTCCATCCCGCCGAACCTCGACTGGATCAGAAAAACTGCTTCATCCCTTCTCATCACATAGCTCCTGTCGAAGACGGTATAACTGTTAAGATCCCCGACCTGATCGTCTTCGGCAGCCCGCCGACCGTAGCCTTCACCTCCTGGTGATATACCCCGGACAGACCAAGAGTATCACCCGAAGCGAGCATCAATCGGACCATCCCTGGAAATAGCTGCTCCACCCCCGCTGGCGCATTCTTCTCGATGACGGACTCGGCTCCTCCCACCTCCGCCACCACCCACTTGATCTGCTGATCCGTCAGATCTATAGGCTCTCCTGCCGGATCTTTTACCTCCACCAGATACGTCCTCGCTTCTCCTTCGCGCACGGACACCACGAAGCTCATCAGGATATCCTCCTCCACCTCGGAAGGAATGATCTCAAGACCAAGCACCCAGTACGGCGCCTCTGGATCATTGAGAAACCCGGTCCCGTCGTCGAAGAAGTCCAGGTCATCACCGAAGGGCTCCTGCAATCCAGCCATTTAGGTCCCCGTCGGACAGTATTGATCAGGAACCATGAGGCCGACCTGGCTAGGCAGCAGCTTCACCGGTGCCTCATACGGATGTGAGGTGGTTGTGCGGATTGTAGTCCTCTCTTGCGCCGGCGTGAAACCAAACTGCGTGGTATGCAGAATGTAGTGCGGCTCACCTGCCAGCCTCGAATTCGCTTCGAGCACATTATCAATGGCGGACTGCCTGATACCGGCATCGGGATAGAAGCCAACCTCGATCCTTCCCGTATCCATCACGTTTCCCACCACGAGATTCCTTGCACACCGAGCGTACACGCCGATCCCATCAGGTTCTGACAACGCTATCGCTTCCTGCGTTGTAGCGTTTCCAGCCCTAATGTACATGATGTCCGGGCCGACCACCTTATTCCCGATCACCAGATTATCATCTCCCATTACCCGAATGTTGTCTCCGCCCTCGAACCAACAGCTTCGCAGCTCCGTATCTCGTGTAGTCCTGAATGTAACCTCGAGGTTCGTATTTAGGAAAGTGCAGAACTTCACCACCCATCCGGCACTCTTGATGGTGATAAGCTCGCCTTCGCCGCCCGCACTCGCTGGCTTCCTCAATATCCAGTCGGAGAACAAACAGTGAGTTATCGTAACAGTCTCTCCTCTCACCGGGTTCTGCAATCCAGGGACATTTGCATACGTACCGATAATCTCTGTTCCATTGATCCCCTCTACGTTCACGTCATGAAAGTAGCAACGATCGATTAGAAGATTCCTTGCGTTGCCTTGACCGAAGAGGTTCCGAACATTGATCGGGTTATGTTGACTAAGCCCATTGGTGAACTCACTGAAATCGCAGTTACTGATCCGACAATTCCGGAAATGCCTGCCGTTATTATCGCCCACCTGAAGTGCAGTGCCAGAGATTGTGCGGAACCGGCACCTCGCCACGCGATTGTTGTCTCCTGCCAGCACCACCCGGCTCTGGTTGAAATAGATCTTGGAGATTACCAGATGCTTACACACTCCTTCCGAGCCAACTCCATCTGCCAAAGTCCAGTTGGCGTTGTTGACAGTGACAATTCCGATATCTCCCACAAGCGGGTCAGGCTTCGGCCTCACGATCACCTTCGCCGCCGCTGTACCTGAGGCTCGGAATGTCTGAACTCCACCAGTATACGTCCCCGGAAGGATCAAAATGTTCCTGCCTGCCGGTGCATTAAGAATAGCTGCTGCCAGTGCTACTCCAATATCTCCACTCCCTGTCCCGATCTCCACCACATCTGCCGCGCTCTCATTGTAGCAGTTCTCGGCTCCGGTTGGCGGTGCAGCGACATCCTGTATCGTCATGTTCACCGTGGCTATGTTACTCTCTCCGTTCGGATCGGTTATCTTATAGGCGAAGCTCCTCGCCGTCGTTGCTCCCACAGCTCCTGCAACGTACACAATATCCTTATTCGCATCGGGTGTTGCGGTGTCTCCTCCACCTGGAGATGTAACCACTGTCACTGTCAGTCCTGACTTCGGTCCGGCGAAGGTATCATTCGCCACTACATTCAGGACGGTTGTGGTACCCTCCTGCACCGTGAAGCTGTCACCTACGGCCTCCGGCAGCTCGACATGCTGAGCCAGCAAGAAGACCTCAGCTTCCGTGAGAATCCTTGGGAAGAGCGCAATCTCGTCTACAATTCCGTTGTAGTTGACAATGGCCCAGGGCGCTACTCCAATGGTAAGGGGATTGACATTGTTGATCCAAGCTGTCGTATATGCAGTATTCTTCCCGACATACTTCCCATTCACGTACATATCGAAGCCGGTGTTGTCAGCTCGGACGCAGACGTGGTAGATTTCCTCCGCCACTACTGGCGAGCTCAACGCAAAGGACGCCGTATTCGATTGGAACTGAGCCTTAACTACGCCAGTCTCCTCCGTGAACACCGTAAAGTCGCCGTCATGTAGTCCGCTGGCGTCCTTCCCGATAATGATCTGGGACTCGTTCGGATCAATCAGCGCTGGCATTGTGTGCGCTCTGAACCAGAAGCTCAGGGAGAATGCAGCCAGCTGTAGCCCTGTATCACTGGCTCTCGATGCAATCGCAATGCCCCGCATGTCAACAGCTGTATCGCTGTCCGCTGGTAGACCTGGCGTGTCGTAGAGCGGCAGCCCTGCAAGAGAGAAATGCCGAGCACCTGGTCTGGTATCGGTCAGCACCGATCCGCCCAGCTCACCACACCGCCAGTACGCTAGCGGCGCTCCACCAGGCAACGTGTTCACAATCTCTGAATATCCGGTATTCGGTATGACCCGCGGTGTAGTGCCGATCGCGGAGGCTCCACCACCATTGGTCGCTGCGGACATTGCATAAAAGCTCATAGCGATATAGCTCCCCCATCAGCTAGAGCACCATTTAGGGTCCAGGTGCCTGAGGTTCCTCTCTCCGTTGCGAAGTCGTTCGGTGAGCCACCGGTACGGAAGCTGTGGTACGAGAGCGGCGAGGATCCCGTCGGGATCTCACCATTCTCGCCGAGGTCCACTGGCAATCCACCTGCGGTGATGAACTTTCTTCGATTGCTCGTCGTGTCGAAGTCGAGAGCAAACGCCGAGCCAACCCCGAACCATAGCTCACCGATCCCGCCGACCCATTTCACAGCACCTGTCGGCTGCGCGCCGATACTCCAGTTGGGGGTCGTGAAGTCAAGCGTATTACTTCCGTACAGATTTACCGTCGCTGCGACATCATCAATGTAAGCATTCCTGAGCGTGCCATCACCGAAGGCACAGAAATGATGCGGAACACCAGTCGCCATGCTGTCCAGGCAATACATGCGTACTCTCTGCGTACCAGCAGTATCTTCAATAATCAGCTCCATTCGGAGATCGGTATTATCCCATGTGAACGCAAAGCTTGTTAGACTGTTTGTAAATATGGTACGGTTCGCTCCAAGCGTAGCAGCCTTGAACCATACTGAGAACGCCCAATCGTTACCGTCAGCAGAGCCGCTCAGATCCGCACCACGAGCAGTCCAATCATTCGTGCCGTCATGGTCGGCAAACCGCGCCTCGAATGCGGACGCTGGTGCGATGGTATTTGCGCCGTAGTAGAACATCAGCGACGCTTATTGGCTACCGCAGCAGCAAGCGCAGGCACAACGAACTCGACCAATGCGGCGCGGATCTCAACATCAGTCCTGGCATACATGGCAGCAGCATCTGCCACCGTCTCTCCAAAGTGGTCGATGATCTTCTTCATCGCCAGCTCTGAGTCACCTGCCTGATAATCTCTGGCCCAAAGGAACTGGTCCACTTCCTTCCCTGGTACCAACTCCTGTCCAGCCGTAATCTTCGCTGCTCCCGCCTCGGCGATCTCGGTCGCAATATCGCTGAGCAAGGCTCCCACCCGCCGTCCGAAGACGAAGGCGTTCTGGACATCTGCGAGGGAGCTATCCAGCAGAGCATTCCCCGTCGTGAACGGGTTAGTGTAGGGCATCCGATCGACAGGCTCCCTGCTGTTCCGCAGGATCTTCGACCGATCATTTGCAGAGATAGGCATAGTCAGTGTCTCCCCTAGAAGGACACGACGTTCGCAGCAGGAGTACGCGTCATTTGGGCAGTCGTAGCGCTGGTTACCTCGAACAGGAAATGATCTCCCACACCCCAACCGAGAGTGCTCGAGTCTTTAGTTATGGAATTGAAGGTGAAGTCATGGGTGACGGCTCCGAGGATAAACTTCGCCCACCAGCCAGTTACGTTGGTAGGAATGGTGACTGTACCTGTAGTCGTGAGCCGCTTTCCAACGTGGGATTGATTCAAGGTGCCGCTGACCGACTCCGAACCATAGGTGAAGCCCGACATGGCAAAGCCGCCGCCGAGCAACGCACCCGTCATCGTCCCACCAGCGAGCGGCACACCACCCAACGCTGCCAGCGTCGCCGAGGGAGTCTGGAACGTGGAACCCGCACCGATGTTCAGCAGGTTCCTATTCGTCATATCTACGGACGTGAAGTCGCCTCGGGCAATGCAGACAGCAGACGTTCCTGCATTGCTGAGGCAGTTCACAATGATCGTACCACCCGCCGCAATCGTTACAGAGGTGGCTCCGTTGATCGTCCCTGTACCACCTCGAGTGAGGGTCTTCGATGCGGCGCTGTCATTCCAGACCTCCACGAAGGCCTGATCAGGCGAGGTTAAACCTGCCCCGAACGCTGCATCGAGAGTGGTGTCCTGGTCAATTCTAATCGACTTGCCAGAATGAGCATTGGTGAGGTTGGTGATATTTCCATTCGCGGCTCGGCCATCAACTGGCTCGTAGAACCTCCGGCTGACCCCCGCAGCGAGATGGGTCTCGGCAATCACCCCCGTTGCGATCTTCGCCGCCGTTACTGCTAGATCTGCAATCTTCCCCGTCGAGACAGAGAGGGCAAGGATCAAATCCTCCAGCGGCGCGATCCCGAGGAACGCACCTGTCGTGCTCAGCACTACCCCTTTGTTGGTCGCTGCCGGTGTCGTTGCACCTGCACCGGAGAAGAATTTCGTCCTGAGGTCGGCCGGCGGAATATGCGTCTCGACAACGAACTTGTAGGTGGCATCGGAGGTGATCCGAGCCCAATGCAGATTATCGCCTGGCGAGCTCAGCGTCCTCGTCACTGTACCTGCTGTGCCCAATCCACCCAGGGTCACACTGAAGGCGCTGTCATCTCCCTTCTCAACATACCCTCTCGCCGCATCGCCGAGCCTGGTCCCCCACAGCGATACTCTCGGATCTGGTCGAATGATCATCGAGGCCGTTAGCTGATCGCTGTTCGCCACCGATCCCAGCACCTCGAGCCACCGATCTCTGGCATCCGCCGGGTCGATGGGATAGTACCAGGTCAGCGCCACCGTCGCAGCTACCGCTGAAACCGGCGCACTTCCCGTGATCTTGGTCAGACTGAGCGTACCGACAGTCGACGTTACAACAAGATAAACTCCATCATTGGCTGCCGTGGGATGATCCACCTCGACATGCTGTCCTGCGATCAGGACCGGAAGCTGATTACCTGCGCTCGTAACCGTGACGTCGTTGCCAGAGGGAGTTCCCCAGACCAGATCCGTCGGGCTCGAGCTCGAACCCATGCCGAAATCAGTTCCCTCTCGGATGGTCCTCCCATCACCTGACTGATTAATGCTCAGCTCGAATAGCTGTGCCTCAATCGTTGTCCCTGCCAGTCCGCTCCCTGGCACCGCCACCAGATCTCCTGCATCTCCCGTATGCAGCGACAGTGCGAAGGCACTCCCGTTGATGTTTCCAGGATCATAGACAGACTTGAGCATATCTCCCGAGCCGCCACCACCGGCGCCTGTGGTCCAGGTCAAATCGTCTCGGAGGAACCTTCCTGTCGAGCCTCCTGTCTCCGGCACCAACCCTCTCGCCGATGCAGAGGCCAGGCCAATGATGGTGCGAAGCTCAACCTCGTTGATCTCTGTCCAGATACCTGCTCCTACTCCGACCGATCGCCCGATCAGCTTCCTCTCAGTGGTCGCCGGGCTGATCTGCGATAGTGGAACTGTCTTTGTCAGGAACCAGTCGTCGGCCCTCGGACTGGTAAAGTACTGCGTATGATCATCGTCCCCGAGCCCTGCCAGCAGCCCGTGGTCTGTAACTCCTCCACCACCCGTACCTCCTGCCTCGAGATCCTGAATAGCCTGCTTGATGATCTCGATCTGCTCACGGAGCAGCGACTTCCGTATCGGCACGCCGAGCGTGACAACTGTCGGGTCGATATCAGAGCCAGACATTACGCAGTCCTCTGCCAGACGCGGAAGTCTCGGAACTTCGGGGTAATTGGAATTTGCGGAACAGTTCCTACGATGTTCCCGGTTTCTCCCTCAACGTTGTAGGTCTTTACCTCAGCCCTTGTGAAACCACCACCAGCAGCACCTGTACTCTCGGCATTCAGCGTAATTTCCAGGCTTCCATTCGTGTGATGATGCTGCGGTACGGGAACCGAGGCATTTCCACCAGTATCGAACACATCACCTGCATTGGAGTTGATCCGCAGATACCTGTCGTTATCTCCCAAGAGAGACCACGTTACCTGAGAAATAAGATGATCTGGAACATCATCGTTCGGATCATGGCTCGTGGAGAAGAACAAACAGGAGCGTATAGGATGCATCAGATCGTATTCTTCAATCGTAAGCAACCGCGGAAACCTACCCACTTCGAACCAAGTCGCACCGAGCCTCTGGAATGTAATCCACTTGAACGCTGTATCCAATAGCACAACACCGCTACCCTGCAGTTCCAGGTTCCCCACCGTTGATACTGTAATTGGTTCCGCTGCCGGTGAGTTCGCCCTCAGCGTCACCACCGCGCCATCGTTCACCCCTGTTAGCGACAGGTTATCCAGAACATCTGCCGTCGATGGCGTCTCCGAGGAGAGCATCAACGCAGCCGATGTCACCGTCGCTGTCCCGCTCGAGATCTGCGAGACCTTCGGACCACTCGCGCCTGGGACCGCTGGCAGGAGTGTATGCAACACCGACTTGATCAGCCGGAGATGATCGTCTCCCTCGCTCCGCGGATCGTTCACCAGCGGGTTCAGGACGTTCAGGTCCTCGATCTTACTGGCGCTTTCGATCGGCATTCTAGTAGTCCTTGCGCGACCTTCGCTGTTTCTCCGACTTCTTCCGCTTATCGGCCGACACGAACTCCTTAGCCACCGACTGCGGAATGTGCAGCTTCTTCGCGAAGCTCGGATCGTGTGCGGCCGCCCTCATCGTTCGAGCCTGTTTCGCGCTCTTGCTCGGCACTTCTCATCTCCTCCTGTACTGCAAGCATATGGAGGTTGTAGTGGAACCTTCCTGTATGCTCTACCTGCCACGAGGCCTTCGTATCCACATAGATCGGAATGCCCGCCTGATCCATCCGGTCACAGAGGCCCCAATCCTCGCCCTGATACTCCTCTGTCTCTCCCCGCCACCGCATGAGGAACCTGGGCTTAATGATATTGCGGAAGTCGGCGAGGCGCAGCAATGCCACTCCGCATCCGACCCTCCACACCTTTCTGAGCGGTTCAGTCTCCGTGGTCGGGTTCCAGGACACGGCAGGAGCCAGCTTGGCTGTACACGCAGCTGGTACTGACTTCGTTGCAACTCCGCAGGCGACGAACGGCTTGTTCCATTGTCGGAGCTGCTCGTAGATGTCTGCTGGGAATACCTGGTCCGTGTCCAGGAATAACACATGGGTAGCATCCCAGTTCTCCGCCTTCTTCAACAAACTCTCTCGCAGATTAGGAAGGATACTCCCCTGCATGTGGTCGAGACTCCAGTTGCTGAGCCTCTTCCCCGCTACCAGCACCGTCAACCTGGCAAGCAGGAAGGCTAGGCTTAGCCCGAAGGAGCTCTCCCACATGCCATTGGAGCAGATGCCGACGAAGAGGCGGTCGGGTCGGAATACGTGGTTATTGGGTTGCGTCGAACCACGCATTGCACCCGACCGCTCCTCCATCTTCTTTCCCCTCTCAGCTCACATCAAGGAACGCTAAAGTTCCCGATGTACCCGTTCAGGTATTCGTGCTCCACCTCCAGCCCTGCCTCGGATTGCCACATGCCCTTCCGAGTGTCGGCGTCGTTCTCCTGGATGTTGTCCTTGAACGTCGTATCGCGTCCGGCGAGCGGCCGGTAGACGATCGTGGACATGTCGAGGAAGAACATCGACTTGCTGAACCGGGCATGGGTGTTGAAGAGTGGATGCGTCTTCACTGCCAGCGTGCAGGTCGGCGTGATCCACTTCGTCAGCCTCATCCCGTAGATGTCGATGACGCCGTCGTAGTTGATCCTGGTCGAGGCAGAGTTCCTCGCCAGCTTATTTAACGCCGTCCACGCGCTGTTGCCGCAGAAGACCAGCCGCTCATCTCCCGTCGAGTTCCCCGGCGTCCCTGACCCGTTATGGGTCACCAGGCCGTTGACGAAGTCGATGAAGTTGTCCTCGGTCGGCGTTGTGGTGAAGATCGAGACGTTGGTGGTGATGAAGCTTCTGAGCCCGCCGGTGAACCGTTTCGGCTGCGTGCCGGTGAGGTCCTCGTACGGAACTCCCCAGAACCAGGCCCACTCCATCCCGACCGAGTGGTCAAACGCCTTGCGCCTCTTGTCGTTCATATAGGCGTCGCCGGTCCTGGTCCTCGTGTGGTCGGCGGTGCCGGTGATACCGCAGGTGGTCTTGAAGATCTGCGTGTAGTTCCGGACCTTGGTCGGGTTTCTCTGCGAGATGTTCGGCGACTGCGTACCTTCCTGGAACGCATTGCCGATCTTCGTCATGAAGCCGCCCGACGCCAGGCCTGCCGCAGTGGTGTTCGCAACACCTCGGGTGATGGTGAACGCGGTATCGCTGGTGACCGATGCGACCTGAGCCAGTTCATTGTTGTAGGCCGAGACTTCCGTCTTCTCCATCAGGAGCACATCACCCACCACCAGGTCGAGTGCGCCTGCCGCAGTGGTCACCGCGGTCGAGCTCGCGGATAGATCCGCTGAGGTCGTGATCCGGACCTGGTTCAACCGCTCTTGGAACCAGGCGAACTCCGGATCATCCGTCGTCTGTTTCTTCGCCTTGGCCATGAGCGCCGTCAGTGGCGCCTGTCCGTTCGGGCTGGCCCATAGGATCAGCTCTCTGAAGTTCTTCGGCCTCTCGTCGGTAGCAAAGCTACCGGTGCCACGGAGGCCTGCGAAGGCTGTCATTTACGAGTCTCCTTCTTCCCACAGTAAAAGTTCCTCGAACACGTTCTTCTCCTTCGGAGCAGACGGCGCTGTCTTCCCTACACCCGCGGGCGCAGGTGGAGCCGCCTTCTTCTGGACCTTCGCGTGTCCGTTCGGTTTCGCAGTACCTGTCGTGCTGAGGCCTAACGTCTGCATCGAGATCGCCCCGATGTCGGCGATAGCTTGCTCCGTGGTCGCGCTCGGATTGGTCTGCCTGTAGACCTTCGCGATGCGTCCCACTGCCTCCTTGCGGTCTTTGAGCTCGGGCCAGCGCTCGTCAAATTGACTTTCAGCTGAAGTGTGTTGACTGCGCTGTGCCTCGAACGCGAGCACCGCAACTGGGAGCTGAGTAAACAATGCCCTGATGCTCGACTCGTATACCTCGGCATGAAGCTTTGCCGCCATACGAGCCATCACCTTGGCTGTGTCCTCCCCGATAGTCTCCTTCTCCTCCGGCGTCACCGCCTGCTCGTAGTTCATCGAGAGCTCGGCAATGAACGCTTCCTTCTGGAGGCGCAGCTGTTCCGCCCTCTGATCTGGCGTCAGCTCTTCCTTCGGCTTCTCCTCCTCCTTCTTCTCCGGCTCCTTCTTTGGAGCTTCCTCCTCTTTCACCTCTTCTTCTGGAGGCACTTCCGCCGGCACTTCCGCCGGGGTCTCCGTAGGAGTTTGGGCAACGTCCTCGTCTCCTTCTTCCAGGAAGGAAAGGTCGAACGCTTCAGTCTCGGCCGGCTCCGGAGCTGCTGCCGTCGGCGCCGCTACGTCCGGCATATCAGTCGCCATCTATTCCTCCATCTTCCTCTGCTCAACCATCATCTCGAGATCCTGACTCAGTCCAGCGAGGAGCGACTCGACCGTGCTCATCGCCCACTGGAAGCCAGCGAGGTTCCCCTGCAGCGAACACACATCAAAGGCTTGATCCTGTGAGCGAATCACTTGCTCTACGATCTGCCTCTTCAACGCATGCTCCCTGACCTTCCAGGTTGCCAAGAGCATCCGATAGCCAGGATGCTGCTGCAGCTCCTCATAGGTAGCGATGTCCGTACGGACCTGGTCTTCTATGTCTTCGGCCATGCCATCACCACATCCCAGTTCTCAGGAAGATACTCATACCGAAACACCACCTCCATTCCTTCACTCTCCAACAGCTTCCGCGCCTGCGCCGGATTTAGTCCGTACCGCCTAGCACAGTCGTTCTCCTCCAAGATCACGACCGGCTTGAAGGTCCGAATAGTGTCGATCGCGCCACGCACGGCAAACAACTCGTACCCTTCGCAGTCGAACTTCAGCAGTCCAGCGCTCTCCAGATATAGTGCATCGAGCGGGATAATAAGGGCGATCCCGTTCGCTCCCCCGATGTGCGACCGACCTCCTGATAGATGGGTAAAGCCGGCTCGTCGAGTCTCCTCCCCCAGAGCCGCCGGAAACACGGCCACGTTTGTGTGCATCTCCAGGTTACGATACAGGCAATGGACCAGGATCGGATCCGGCTCGAACGCGTACACCTGGTCGAACAGGAAGCACAGCGGTCGGGTCCAATCGCCGATGTAGGCTCCCACATCCACCGCTGTTTCCCTGTGAGTGACGTAGTTCATCGCCTCCTTAATGGTGACATCGTCCCGATTACCGAGCTTCTCAACCATCTGCCGATCAGGCTCGGGACACCAGAACTGCCCTGCCATTACCAACTGCTCACGCATTCCGCGGCTCCTCCTTCACTGGCGGGTAGGCGATCCACGGGAGCTGGAAATGCCCGCCGTCTGGGAAGCTTTCCCAGTTCCCTCCCCACTCGACCAGCACCCCGATTTCCTGCGCCGCTGGATACACCCCCGAGGCCCACAAGATTCGATAGAGGGGCCAGTCCCATCTGACCTCTCCTCCCAGGAGCACTGCCAGGTCCACCGCATGACCTGTCAAGTGCCGGGAATTGAGGGTGGTCGATGCCCCAGCGGACAGCAACAGCTCCTGTCGTTTCATCGAGCGAGTGCCCTCGAGTACCTTGAAGTCCAGCGGACTGATCTCGATGGCCCGCTCGATTACCTGGACGAGATGCTCATGCACCCCCTTCAGGTTCTCCTTCGACTCCCTCGAGAGCTTCCAAGGCGGTCCGTTGCTAGGCATTATTCCATTCCTCCCTCGCTGCCTTGTAGTCAGCAATGAGCTCTCGGTACTTCTCAGCCACCTCCTCGTCCGACATGTCCTCCGCCTCCTTCACCAATGCAGTCAGCTTCAGAGAATACTCAAGCGCCTGACCGATCGAGCCGACGATCAAGGCAATCAAGGCGGGGTTCATTTCTTCTCCTCCAGCGTCAGCAGCAGAACTGCGTTGGTCGCCGCACTCACTCGGGAGATGGCATCGTAGATGTCCTCGGGCGGCTCTCCCAGACAGAGCTCATCAACGGCTGAGTTGCTCTTATCCACCAGCTGGATCTGCTCCTTGGTGAGCTGCCCCTCTGCCTTCATCGGGGTCAGGACTCGGAGGGCATTCGCATACGCCTTGCAGCTTGCCCCGAGCGCCAAGGTCGCTTTCGGCACGAGCGAATGCTCGCACGCCGGCAGCAGCAAGAGCAGCAAAAGACTGAGCTTCTTCATTTATTTTGCTCCGGCTTATACGTGTTGGCCGGTGCATAGTAGGTCGTAAGCATGGCGAGAATCGCCGATATAATAACCTCCATCGGCGCCTCAATCGTGGAGGTGTCCAACCCTGCCTGCCAACAGGCCCACGAGATGATCTTCGCCAGGGCACTCCCCACCCCTGCTCCGATCCCAGCTGCTTGCGCTTTGGTAGCCGTCATCTCCGCCATCTAGGTCACCTTTCCCATGTAAACTCCTGCCCCTGTCATTATCGAGCAACTTAACCCCGATGGAAACCTCTGCACCAGGATCACCGTCTGATCCTTCTCCCGATACCACAGCTCTCCCACCGAGGTATCCTTCAACTGGTGCTGTTGCACCACCTCCATTCCCCTTCCCTTCAGCAGTCTTTCCATCTCCCTAGAGGGAGAACAGTTGGTAACGGACCAGAGGACCGCTACTGTCAGCTCAAGCATTTTTGGTACCCTCCGCCTAGCACTCGCCGAGCGCCGGAGGTGCTCAGGTTACGCTGCTGGCCCAACATTCCTACCTACCACTCCCAACGGTACCTCCCGTCTGTTCCCCACTGTCGGTAGCTCGGGCCCCGCACCTGCCATTGACATACCCGGAGCCATCGGAGGAGCCACCTGCACCTTAAACCTGTTAATGTTCCTCAACCCTGCAAGCTGTGCAACCCACGAGAAAATCCCTGCGATATCATATTGCTGCCCAATTTGCGGGACAGATCCCGCGACCTGGAACATCTCTCGCCAGAGGGTCGCCTGTGCCAGTCTATCTATCGGCATCGTCCCATCGACTGGCACATAGTCGAACTCCCCAGCCAGCATCATCGGATTGACCTGGATAAACTCCATATTCCGCCACTGGTCCCCAGCAATGAGGAGTTTCTGCTCTGCTCTGTAGAACTGCTGCGAGTTCGACAGCAAAGCTCCGCCCAGCGGGGCAAAACCCATTGCGGAGAAGTACTCCGTATTCGTCTTCATCCTGCCCGCTGCACCAGCTGTTGACGACCTGATCTCCGTAGCTGTCTTCCTTCCCCCTGGGTTCACCACCCCCATCGTATTGGCCGAAGCGCCAATGAGGCGTCCGCACAGATCCTCCAACAGTCTAAGGTCCTGGATATTCTGCTGCGTCACATCCGCCACGGGCAGCTGCGCCAGTACCGTCCGCACGTCAGTCCCGGAATAGCTCGGGTTGAGCCGGAAGATCCTCCCTGGACCTTTCTTCTTAAAGTCCGGGGTCATCAACCTTGCCGTATCCGCAACGAACGTCCCGTTGAGGATAGCTCTCACGTTATAGAAATGCACATTGACGAGCCAGGTCATCAGATAGTTCAGCGGATCAAGCATCTCCAGCACGCCTCTCGAGGAGATGGAATACGGATCCACCTCGTACTCGAGAACCTCATAAGGGTAACGGTCGTGAATATGGCCAAAGGGCCGAGCCTCGATCAGCAGCTCGTCATTCCACCACGTAAATACCCATTTCTCCGGAGTCGTTGCTCCTGCCGAAAGTCCCCATTGCGCTGGGATAAGGTTCACGTAATATTCGTGGCACTCAATAAAACCTGGGCCCTCGGGCAGCACCCCAGATCCGAGGTTTAAATCCGGATATTCCTTCCCCGGCACCGAGCTCACGATGCTCTCGCCGCCGAATGCTCTCGAGGTTCGCTTCTTTAACTCTTCGACGTTGAAGTACCTTCCTTCAGCTTCTCCAATAACGATATCGTTCCACGAGGGTCGTACGATCCGACCGCAGAATTCGCCCCGCTGGAGCTCGGACAGTGAGACCCTTGGATCTGGTCGAAAGTCTCGTGGATGAACGTTGAAGAGCCGATTTCCAGCGTACCCTGGTAGCGTCTCTCGAACGATGGCTCGCTCGGGTCGGGCTTTCTCGATGGGAACACCTTCCACCTCCACTGGCCGCTCTTCGTAGCGTGCAATAGTCTTGACCTCCTCGGCCCAATAATGACCCAATATTCCCCTTCCATAATAACCTACATCCATCAGCCAGCCCCAAAGCGGGAGGCTCCTCCCTCGGGCCATCTGATAATTAATCAGGGCCTCAACTGCCAGAACATTATCCTCCGGTCCCTCCGACAGCGACATATACTGGAAGATGGGAGAGCGGGAGAGGAAGACCGAGGTCCAATAGGTATGCGCTGTCAACAGCGTAGCCGTGGAGAACGGAATGTTAATCTGCACATATTCTATCTCCCCTGCCCGGCGTTCCGCTTTCGCTGCCGCGACTTTTTCCGTATCCGGACTGTATGCTCTATATAGCTTATCCGCCTCGAGCAGCCTATCTTCTATCTTCCCATGTCCCTCATCTGCCAGCTTCCTTCTCGAGGCGAGCGCCTCCACCACCTTCTGATGTTTCTCTCCTCCAAAGGGGATCTTGAGGGAGAACATCTCTATTATCCCAGCACGAGATGGAGAGCAACGCCGAGCGTCAAACAAGCAAAGATACTACCAAGGATTATCATACTCACCAAACTGAACGACTCGCCTCCAGGAGTCACAGGGTTCCACCGAGCACCGCTCAACCGAGCGCCGCAACTCAACCTAGCGCCTGCGGCGCTCAGCTTACGGTGCAGTCTGAATGCCACTGGACCAGTCCATCTGATCGTGTTGGTAAAGCTGCAGCTTCCCATCCTCGTCCCACTCGACCCCTTTCCTGTAGTACTCCAGCCCTTCCTCCACGGCCATCGCCACCGCGTCCAGATCATCATCATGATCGACCAGAGGATATCGGGAGAATTGCGAAATCAGCTCCACCTGCGTCGCATGCATGTAGAAGGCGCCTTGTGATGCTACCTGCGCTAATGTCTGCACGATCCTGTGTCGCTTCTTCCTCATCTCCGTTACAGGGTTAATCGGCACGAAGACCCTAGTCTCCCGCATCTTCCGCTCGAGCAAATACTGTAGGGTCCTCTGATAGTTGTTCGCCTCAACTCTACAGGAGGTGGGCTTCCACTTCTGTACCAGGTTAATGAAGGTGTTCTCCGTCCAATCTGGTTGGTGCCCGCGGTTCCTCTGGATCTCGAGCACGAAGAACATCCCGCGGTAGAGGCCCACCACGGCCAGTACCTCGAAGTCCTTCTTGGAGAACATCTCGGCGATCTGCCTACCCGATGGAGGCGGAACCGGATCAATCCCGATGAAGGTTACGAGCTGAGCCTGTGGATCTAGGTTATCCCAAAACCTCGCCCACGAAGGTTTGAAATCCATTAGCTCGTCTGCAATGATGGTAACTTCTTTCTCCCGCATCCAGAGCATCACCTGGCCTCTGGCAACGTGGGCTTGCTTCTCTGCCAGGAGTGTCTCTGTGGGGAACCTCGAGGGCCAGCTACTTTCCCCGTTGGGGAGAAAGCAACCGTAGGACCTATTTGCCCAGGTCGGATCCTTCTCGCACTGCGATACGAGGTCCCCATCAATGAACGGCGTTTGCGACAGCACCATCATAGCCTCGGGACATTCTGTCCTGGGCGCAAGGCTCTGGGCCAGCGCAGAGAAAAATCTTTCCTCCGTCCTCTCTCTCTGCTCATCTGATGCAGTGTTCTCCTCATCGCACGGATCATCTACTACAATCAGGTCAGGCCGGTAATCATCTATATTCAACCCTCGAGTTTGTCCAGTAATTCCCAGGGCAACTATAGCACAAGACTGCTGAAGTGCCCTCGAGTATATCTCAATCCACTCATCTGTCCACTTGCTCCCCGGTTCTACCCCATAGACCGAGCGCAGCAGTTCATTCTCCTCCACCTGCTTCTTAATCCACCTCACCGACTGAATACTATGCCGCTGCGAAACCGAGACAAAAATACAAGTTCTCGAGATCCCGTACACGGCCCTCTTGAGGGTGAAGGTGCGTAAGCGGGTTGTCTTCGCTGACCCTCTGAACATTTTGAGGGCGACGAATTGGTACTTGTGCGACTCGAGGAGCCTCCAAACATCCTGGTCGAAGACCGGAAAGTCCTGTCTGAAGGTTTTGGGGAAGAAGGTGGTGCAGAATAGCTGCGGATTCAGGGCACACAGCTCGACCAGCTCCTCAACATCAACCTGGTTCGTCCGAGCCTCCCGAGCGTCAGGACCTGTGCTCAACCGAGCGCCCTCGGCGCTTGGCTTAGGTGCTGCCGAGAGGGCCTGTAGGACCGCCAGTCCTGGGTTTGTCCTCTGCCAGTACGATGAGGCTGAGCCCGGTGAATCCTGCATCTAGCGGGTTCCGCACAGCGATGGGGTCTTCCGGTAGCTGATCGAGCAGCTCTGCTGCTGGGTAGTAGGCAGAAATGATGAGGTCTCGAACTCGCGCAGCTGGCATTGCCTTGCGAAGCAGAGGTCCGTATACATGCCGCAGCTGCCACCACGACCTGAGACTGACATTGAGTTTGATCTCAACCAGGATAAGTGAATGCTGACAGAGGATGATTGCATCAGGATGCAGAGCACCTGATTCTCCGTCAGCCATTTCGTATCTGAGTCTTGCATCATCTATCACCCTTTCCCCGAGACCTCGCTTGAGCCACCCTAGAATCTGCTCTTCATACAACCTCCCACGAATTCTCTTCGGCGCAGTTGGCATCTGCGGCCGGTGCTTCGAGCGCTGGAACTGGACCCGTTTGAGCTTCGTCAGCAGCAGGCTTTGATGGGACGTCACTGGCCTCGTAGCTGGTTCGCTGGAGTTCCCTTGCCCTGGCCAGCTGGTCTCCGTTGACGTGGACATGTAGATGCCGTTGCGGCTCCTCTCCTCGATGCTGACTGCCATAACCGATTGCTCCGAGCAACGTGGGTGCTGCTCCCAGTACAAATTTCTCCGATGCCTGCCCGCCTTTGAACCTCCTATCCATATCCTCCAGCATCCGATGGGTAACGCTGTATAGCCTCTCTTCCATCGCCCCTACGACTCTGGCCCTGTGGGCCTCTTGGTGCTGTCGGAGCTCCAGCTGAAACATGTCCGACCTGACCACCCTCTGAACCCAAACCGTGGTGTACCCGAGCGCTTGCGCTATCTCCGTGATGGGCTTGTGCGGATTGGCCAGGACATACGTCAGTATCTCGTGATGGCGCCGGCCGACCGAGGTGACCGCTGTCACCGCCTTCTGCGAGGAAAGCGGTCTGCCCTCCGTCGCCGTTATGGGAACTGCCTTCACTCCGGGTAGCATCTCTTTCCTCCGGCTTCCGCTTACCTCGTCTGCCGCCAGATGGACTTGTTCGCCTCTTCCAGGTTCCCGATATGCACCGACATGTTCTTCGTCTGCTCCTGCAATCTTGCCGTATAATCCTCTAGCGAATTAACCGATCCTCCTAAAGCATTCGTCACCGCCGTTAATCCTGCAATATCACGCCCCAGCCCTGCTACTTCAATCTGGTTCGCTTTCGATTGCGCCAGATATTCCACCACTCCTGCCAGCTTCACCAGCGTCGCTGCATCCGCCTTGTTATCTATATCCGCCCTCATGTTGAAAACGTACCAGGCGACAGTTCCGAGCTGAAAAATAAAGGCCAGCCAAACCGGGGCATTCCCGTTCAGCTTTCCCAGCAACCCCCTTCTCTCCTCCCCCATATATTCCTCCGACCTTCGTTGCCTTCTCTCTGGTCCGCGATAGGGAGGCATCTAAGTTTCCGCAGAAAGGGTTGCGAAGCTTAGCTTTGCGTAGCAAGACGTAATCCCGAAAGAACCCCGTCCCGATTATTATAAGAGAGGTCACGAGGCGGTGCAATAGGAAAATGAATTCGGGAATACGCTAAGACCCAAAAACCTCCAAACTCCCCCGTGTGGCCACAGATGACGGACCGACCGCCCGCCTGGGGAGGATGCCCTGCCCGAGCGGACAAAGGAAAGGCCGAGAACCTTTCGGCGCTCGGCCCCGCCTTGCGGCAGATGCGACAACTTGTCGCAGGTTACTCCGGGATCAGGGCTCCCAAGTCATCGCCGGTCTGGCCGCGAGCCTCGCGGATTGCGGCGACGGCCACGGTGATGTCAGGGCGCCGGCGGTACTTCGCGACCTCCTTGGCGTCGAGCCCGTTGATGTACGCCTCGACCTTCGCCCGCTCGCGAACCACGCCGGCCTTGGCGAATACTGCCATGGTGGCCTCGACCAGGATGGAGCGATCGATCTCGCGGCCGGCCGACCAGTCGCCGTTCACGAGCGGCGCGTTGCGGGCCTTGACCATCTCAACGGGATCGCCACCATCGGCGCCGATGCCAGAGATTTCGTCACCGAGCACCTGCCCAAGCCCGTGAAGCGCAAGATGGGTCACAATGGCCTTGGGGTAGTCGGAGAGGCTGAACACCAGGGTATCGTTGACGGTCGGATTGCCTTCGCTGTCCTTCTCGCCGAGGAACACCAGGGTAAGAGACCTGGCGTTGGCGTCGATCACCTTCGAGAGGCGACGGGTACGGGTTGCCATTTGGGTATTCCGATTTCGGATCGGACCCAATGTCCGATCACCATCGGGACCATACGATAAGCGAGATGTCATGTCAAGAATTATTTTCGGGATGGAGCTAGGTTCTGTCTCACGCGCGCGTTCTTCTTCTTGGGACCGGGATCGGGTCGAATGGCGATTGCCGGGCCACCGGGCACCGTGGACGCGATCGGCCGGGTTCCGGCCACCACCATGCCCATCGGCGCCGACATCGCCCACGGCCACGTATGGCCCGGCAAACGATACGTGGTCTTTTCCGCACCTCCCTCCCCATCCCCAAAACAACAACAAAGCTACTTCCCCACCTCTAAAACAACAATAAACCTACCGAAATGTAGAATACGTGATGTTGCAGCTATGTCGAACCACGCATTGCCGCATATCGTGTTACCCTAATATCCCCTATGGTTACCCTAATATCCCCTCTGTTCCTATGATTTTCCATTTTACGCCCCCCTCACCCCCCGGACCTTACCCCCCCTTACCTTAAAAAAAAAATTATACATATAGGTATTGTAAGATAGGGTGAGATAAGGTCCGAGATGGGGACCCAAAATCGATCGACATAGGGACACAGGGGACTTTAGGGTGATATTAGGGGACATTAGGGAAACATAGGGAACATGTAGGGGAAATTGGGCATGGTGCGACAAAATGTCGCATATTCCCATGCGGCAACACGTGATAACATCGCTTTGCCTTCGGCAATAAGCAAACGGAGATGCTTCATGCTTTCCCAACGCCACACGCCTGAGCACGAAGTGCTCGGTTGAGGATGGAGAATGACAATGCACGAAAGGGATCACTCAAAGGATCGCGGTTTCCTGGCCAGTGAAATGGGTCATGGCTTCTGGCCGACTCCATCAACATGTCGGCACCGACGCCTGTGCCGAGGCGGGAGGGTGACTTCATGATAACTCCTTTTCAAGACGCAGCTCGCGGGTGGGCATTCGCTGACGCAGCAGGCCTAAAGCAGCGCATCGCTCGGGCAGGGCCTCTAGCCTCCAACGAGATCGAACAGAATGTGCTCCGAGTCATGAAGGAATGCCTTGCCGAGATGGAGCCCTCAGCCTCGCAACCAGCGCTCGAACCGATGCAGGTCATACCAGGCAGAAACTCCATGACGGTGATCCTGCAATCGGGCGAACGGGTCCTCGTCTGCTCGCCGCAGCAGCTCTGGCACGTCCTTCAGACCGGGAAAGCGCCCCAAAGAGTCGAGCGGTTGGTAGGCGCTAGGCCGAGCCCACAGTTCGACGACGGGAAGATCACCAAACTGCGGCCCGGGATGAGAGGAGTTAGCCGCGTCACAGGCCGAGCCTTGCACAAGGACCTAGCCGACCTCATACCGGAATAGCAGCTATGAGCAGCATGAGCTCCGGCAAGATGCCCCCCAACGTCGAGGTCGTCTATTCTCCCAGCGGCTATCGCTGGATCTATGATCCTTATGCGCATCCCGCTCGACGTTGGACCTGTACAGGCTTTCGGACCTATTCCCCAACGGAGCTTCAACCCTACGCGGAGCTCTCTGAGGACGAACACGAATTGGAGCCCGAGGGCGAGGGCTTCGGCGGTGGGCTTGAGCCATGATCCTCACCGATCGCGAGATCCGTGCGCTGCGCTGTATCGACCAAGCCTTGACGGTGGCCAATCAATCTGCCTTGGGGAGACAAGTAATGCCGACCTCTTTCCATCCCAACTGCGTCCGAACCCGAGAGATCCTCTCCCGTCTGCGCCAGCTCACCAACAAGAGTACCAATCCGTGGTTCCTCACCCCAAATGGCTTCATTCGCCGAGTCCTCCACATTGATGGGTCTCCTCCTCTCTGCCAATGCCCGATCACTGCAGTTTGTGATCCGCTTGGCCTCTTGAACCTCGAGACCTGCCAGTGGGGCTACGCAGCAAGACACCTAGGTCGACGGCCCAAAGGGCTCAGGCCCTTCATCAACGCCGCCGACAACTACCCGCCCTATTCACTCAAGCTGCGATGGGAGATCCTCTTAGCTTGCCGTCTGCCTCTTCCCTCCAACGACGAAGCGCTCGGTTGAGTTGCCTAAGAAGGACCAACGCAGATGTCTCACATCTTCATCCCAACCAAACACTCCAACACCCTCAAACGGAAGCAGACAGATATCGTCCTAGGAACGGCTATCAGGACAGGTCAGAGGTTCGGCTGGACCTACCGCAACTTGGCCAGCAGTGTGAACTACGGATTTGTTCTGCCTGACGCCTTCCTCACAGAAGAGGAGGACCTCGAGCACGACAGCAACCTGTTGCGCACGCAAGACGAAGAGGAGGACATCTGATGACCTTCAGCGAGCGGCTCACGCCAGAGGTCATCGTGCAGGTGAGAGAGATCCTACCCAAAGTGTGGGAACCAGCAGAGCAGGGTTTATTGCGGCAGGTAGTCGCTGACCTGCTGGCTGAGCGGGACGCCAACAAGGCCGAGATCGACCAACCCAGAAAGGGAAAGCAAGTGACCAGAAGCTGGACAATCCAAGATCCGAACCCCGAGCTGCAGGCCGAAGGCATCGACTCCTCCGGCTGGGTTCACATCATCGAGCCCCTCTCGGAGGAAGAGCTCGTCCCCTGGAAGACCATAGGAGCTGCTTACGGAGGTACCTACGAGCAGAACCTCTCCAACGCCAAGCTCATGGCAGCAGCACCCTCCATGTACAACTTCCTGCGCCGTCTTCGAGCTAATGTCCCCTTTGGGGAGCTAAGGAAGGATCTCGACAGGCTTATCTCTAACCTAAGCGACCTCTAGCTCAAGCGCCATAGGCGCTCGGTCTTATATCACACCCGAGAGCAAAGGAGTAGCTCTGATGTACGTTCGTCCCGACTTCAAGTCGAAGAAAGACCTGAAGGACGCGGTCAAGGCCCGAGCCCTGGTCACAGTCTATGCTCCTGGCCTCGGCACTCCCGTCCTGAACGGGAAGGAGTATGTTTGTGGCCCTCACTCCCCCCGACCGCACACCTGGTACGCTACAGTCCTCGTGCTCGATGGTCGAGTTACGAAGGTCATCTCGTGATCTGAGCACGTAAGTGCTCGGTAATGGGCAATCTCTACAGGAGTACCCACCATGTCTACCTTCGCCATGTTCGTCCTAGTGCTAGTGTTCTCCAACGGCGATGAGGTGATCGGCCCGAAGCCGGTTACCTACGAGGTGTGCCGCGCGACGGTCGAGCAGCTCTACTCCGGCCGCATCGCCTTTTTCGACCGCACGGGTCATCCACAGACCGTCGTCGAGGCCGCTTGTGTTCTGGAGATCAATCTCTAACCTAAGCGCCAACGGCGCTCGGTTGAGCTGCGCACCCTTTGAACCAGGAGAAAAGAAAGTGCGTACCCTGCGGAAAGGTGAGCTGATCGTCGCCACAAGCTGTCTCTACTACGGCGAGGATCACTCGGTCGATGGAACCTACAGGGTAATGGAGGACTTCAATCCTGCCACCCTTCTCAAGGAGAACTATGAGCAGCAACTGCAAGGACGTGAGTGGTTCGATGTAGAGAGCTTCTTCAAATACCTCTGCCTGCGCGGCCTGCTAGAGCCGCTCCCCTGCGCAGTGATGCTGTTCAACACTTACGACAACGTCGAGATGAGCTTGTTCGACCACACCCTTGAGGGAGACAACACATGAGATACTCATGCTACAACTCAAGCTCCCCCGGTTCCCGCAACATCTCTATCTTCCTCGGGGACACGGAGCTCAAGGAGCTCGGCAATCCGGCTCGGCTCGACGTGGTTAAGGTGGAGGATCGCCTTCTCCTCTCTCCCTCCTCCACGGGAAAGCTCGTCAACAAAGGTGAGGGTCACTACAGGGGATCGGACCGACTTGACCTGCCAGCGTGCGGGATCACAGAGATCCGAGACGTCCACTACGACACCAAGACGCACACCATTTCCATCCCGATCCTCTCCGAAGCTCGGATCCAGAGGAAGGTGAAGGAGCATTACACCTTCGATGATCTCCGAGCCACTGCCCGACGGCTCGAGACCATCGCAGCGGACATGGGGGTCGAGATCGATATCCTCGACGGCAAGATCATCATCAAGCTCTAACCAGAGCGCCAGGAGCGAACCATGACTGACCGCAACATTCCTGCCCTTACCAAGATGAGGGATACGCTGCTTCGAGGGGAGTACCCCCAGTTCGACATGAAACACTACACTAAGTGCTTCCTCGGACTTGCGTTGTACTGCAACCTCACACTTGACTGGCTCGGAGAGCTCCCGCAAGGCGAGCTCATTACTCTGATCTGTCCCAAAGATTGGGAGACGGATCCTCGGTACGATCGTGTGCTTGCAGCCATCGCTCTCGACCGCGTCATCTCTGGCGAGCCCATCGACGAGAGGATCTGGAGAGAACCGGCTCCCGATCTCGATGACATGGAGAAGGACAAGCTCAGCGACATGCAGACCTGAACAAGTTGGGAATGCGTGGTTCGACCCATGAAAAAGACCACGCATTCCCCACTTCACCTCCAACGGAGCCCTCATCTCATGCCTGTAATGTTCTGTGAATGGTACGCCCTGATCGAGTGGAACCTTGGCGAGCCAACCGAGCACAAAGCCACCACCAATGCTGAAGACGCTCTCGTCGAGGCCGACGAGTGGCGCAGGGAATTGACCTTCACCGTGGCCAGAGATACCACCGGCGACGTCTATCCTACGCGGATCGCCATCGTGCTCCGCGACTTCCACACCGAGGAGATCATCTGATGTCCAACCTCGCCATCTTCGATCCCATACACCCGAAGCTCATCGACAAGGTCAAGAACACTCTCCGAACCTCCTACGCCGACTGGATCTCTTCTGGTCCTGGTATGAAGGACGACTTCGTCACCTATCAAGCCAAGGCAGTCATCACTACTGTCATGCACCACCTTCTAATCGGAGTCGAAAAGTGAAGAAACGTCCAGGGCTATCGGCGCAGGAGTTCCAGATGCTTGTCGCTGTTGGGCTGGAGAAGCGAACCGTCCTCGTGCCCTTCCCCAGCGAGGCAGCAGCCATTGCTGCGCGAGCTAAGTTCTACATCTCACGGAAGTACCATATGGCCCAGCATCCCGAGGACGCTGTCTGGATGGACCCCGTGACTCTTTGCCTACGCCAAGGGAAGGATGGAGGTTGGTTCCTCCGGTTCGAGCATCAAGATGAGACCCTTCTGGAGGAGCTCTACGCTACTGCTCTCAACAACACAGCTCCGCCTATTCAGAAGTCTCCACTGAAGATGAAGACGGCAGAGGAAATCGACAGCACCTTCCAACCTCCAGGGTACAAGGCGTTCGAGCAGCTCTACGGCACAGCGGATGAGAAGGAGGAGAAGGAAGATACCTGAAATATTTCACTTGACATCCGTGCGGAAATGCGTTATGTTTATCGTCCCCAATCGGACCGCGCGTCGCTCGGAGCCAAGCGGCACGCGGGCTGTACCCATAGGCTCCCGGAAGAGATAAAGATGCTCCGGCAATGGCTAAGCCGTCAGCAGTGGCGGCATACCCAACGCAAGCCTGAGATATTCGCTCCGGCAGCGCCAGTAATGGACCGCCGTGCCTTCCTGAACAGCGCGTCCACGCTTGCTGTTGGTGCGGTGGTCTACGCTTATCTCCCAGGCGAGGCCCAGGCGCTCACCGTCAGTGACGTGATCAGTGTAGTCACTGCAGTCATCACAGCGGCGATCGGCGCGACCGGTTTTGGCATGATCGCACTCGGGCTGGCCGGAGCAGCGATCGGTCTCGCCTTTACTGAGTGGTCCGACTACCAGGGCCAGGGCGAGTTGCCGATCTATGCGGACACCAGGATCGGCTACCTCTCGGGCAGCGGCGGCCAGTCGATGTTCCCGATTACCGTCAGCCAATTCGCCGCTCGTCACGGGATCACGTCCGCCACAGCGATCGGGATCTTCAAGAAGTATCAAGTCCTGTTCGACGCTACTGGCCCGTGGGGCAACATCCTCGGCAACAACTACCGACTGTTCGGCGGCGCGAACGACAGTCTCGCTGGCTACCTATGGGCCAAGACCAGCCGCAACAAGCGCAAGTTCCAGAAGAGCCTGAAGGCCTACATTGCGGCGTTCCTTGGCGAGATGCGTAGCAGTGACAGCGAAGGCATCCGGTTGACTGCGGATGACTTCGTCGACGCAAACGGCAACCCAACTGCAAACGGCGGCACCGCGACCAGCGACGGTGTCGAGGTCACGGCCGGTCAGACGGCGTTCTGGCCCACGCTACGGGCCTCGGCCTTCGGCATCGCCAGCAGCCGCGAGCCCGCGCTCAAGGCGGTGTGCAAGTGGTGCGGCGCCAACAGCTACCCCGCCTTCGGGAGATCCAAGCGAGTACGCCACGCCTCGAAGTCCGGGCTAACGCTCGGCGCACGCCCATCGCAGACTACCTCTGCCGGGCTCGGCAACGGCTCGGGCAAGTGGAACTTCGACGGGCTCTACACCGCGAGCGAGGCGACCTACCAGCTTGCCCGGCTGATCCCAGGCGCAAGCGCAGATAACGTCGCTCGTTGGGGCGCTGAGTTCACGAAAAGGGACGGGCTGATCCAGATCGGCTCGCCGCATTCTCTTCTCCGCCTGTGGCGCCTTTATGAGCTGTTCCGCAAACACGGGTTCAATGAGCGGTTGATCCGTGAGGGGATGCGGAAATGGCTGATCGAAGAGCACGGCTGGGGACCATCGCATCCCGAACTCAGTGCCGAGGCGCTGGATGATAGCCTGCGGCGCCTCATGGATGGTGAGGCCACGAACTCGGGGCTGCGCCAAGTTATCGGGCTCGACCTGTTGGAACGCATGCGCGATGATCCTAATCGTCCGTGCAAAATTCCTCAGGCCGCCTTCTCAATCATGAAGGATGAGGATAACCTCGCCGCGTTCAAGGATGTCATGTCGATCTGGGGCCTCTGGCGGGTCAGCACGACGCACGGGTACGAGCTGGACGTGGAGCCACCTCATATCAACATCATCCGAACCATCAAGTACACCTGAGATGTCGCACCCCTCTAAGGGAGGAAGGCTATGTACTTCAACCTCAACGGACGGAGGATAACCATCGTGACCAACCCTGACCAGCCGATCGAGGAGACCATCGAAGACATCTGCGAAGACTGTGGAGAAGTGATCGCCGCCGACGGAACCTGCGGCTGTGACCCCGATGAGGAGGACGACGAGGAGGAGGAGGAATGATCCTTCTATTCTTCCTGGGCGTCTGCACCTTCTACTTCATCGTCGCAGTCGCCCTAGTTCAACTCGCGCAACGAGCTGACTGACAACCATGCTAGACCTCGATGATACCGAGCGACGCCGGGTCTTGTGTATCATGGCAGCAACGACGCTGATCATGAAGTATTGCGTAGATAACCTACCCGGCATCGGTCAAGGCGGCATTCCCCACCATGTATGGGAGCGTGTCGCTGATGAGGCTCGGACCATCATCGAGCTCTGCGAAAAGCGTACGCCGCAGACGGAGGGAAAAACAAATGAGACTTGACCTGCTGTTCTCTGTAGCAGTTGCCTTCATCTGCGGCGTACTTGTAACTGCCTACACATGTGGAGCACCGCAACGATGTCCCTCAATACTGTTCGGATTGCAGCTGCCTTTGCTGCAGTCCTCCTCTCCTGCACCTTCAGCCCATCCGCACTAGGAGCGAAGTGGGTGACAGGACCCGGTGTTCAGTACTACTCCAATGACGTCTTTCGGAACCAGCTCTCTTCATCAGAGGTCGTATCCTTCCCGCGCGGTTGCGACGAGGATGAGTGCGACTTCACCATCCACCTGGACAAGTTCACCGACGGCTCCTGCCACGTCCTCGATAAGCCTCTGCTGTCCTTCAACTGCGAGTATCGAGCCTGCATCTTGTGGGCCGAGTTCCATTCGCTACCGCGAACTGCTGCCGGTCGGGACGGAGAGGGAGTACACCGCTTGAACCTCGCTCCGATCGGCAATGTGGACCTGACTCTCGACTACGCCCTCCCCTTCATCCAAACGGACGAGGGTAGAGAGGCGACATGGATCTTGCGGAACTACTCGAAGCTCCG